GAAGTTAATAAGTTTTTAAATGATTGTATTGCTTGTTCTAATTTAGTAAAACTTTCTGTAAAAGAAGCTAATTTAATTATTTTATGACCAATAGAACCTGTTTCTTTATCAATTGAAGAAGTTTTAAAATAAGTATCTAAATTTTTAGAAAAAAAGTCATTTTTAATGTCAACGGGTCCATACTGCTTTTCAAGTTGTTGAATTAAAGCAGGATCAACATCCTTTGGTTTAAGAATTTGACTTTCTTCTTTTAATTTATATTTAAAATTAGCCATTAGCTTTTACAAGTTCTTCTAAAAGTTCGTAATATTGTAATAAATTTACTAAATCATCATTACCAACATTAGATGTTTTACCTAATGGAGATAATAAATTAGTAACTTCATTTAATTTAATTTGAATTGATTTTTCACTAACGTTTTTAGATAATTCTTTTAATTCAGATTTAATTTCAATTATTTTTGTATTATAAAATTCTTTTAATTTTGGAGTAGAGTCTACTGAATTAATGAATTCTTTTAATACTAATTTTTGGTTGTCATTTAATGTAGCGTATTTACCATTAAATTTCTCTAACATTACTCTGTAAGTTAAAATACGCAAATCTTTATCGTATGACTGGAATTCAGTTAATAAATCATCTTCAACTTTTTGTTTACTAACTTGTTTAGTTGTTAAACTTTCTAAAATAGCAATTTTGTTGTCAATCAGTTGGTTTGGATTGGATAAATTTTCGCTATTATATATCTCTACCAACGTATATAACGCAGCGTATACCTTGTAATTAGGTAATTTGGTTTTAAAAAACTCTTCTAAACTATAATGCTTAGATATTTCTTGAATCAAATTGTACTTTTGTCTTTTTAATGCTCCTCTATTTAAGTTCTTAGAAGATTCGATTACAGAGTTAATTATAACTTCGGCTTTACCCTCAGTTAAATTTTTGTATTTAGTTAAAGTCTCGTAAAGTTTGTATTCTCTGCCTAATTCAGTCTTTACAAAATATTTTTTTAGAATATGTGTTGCTTTTGAATCCCTGCCTGATAAGGTATCAGCAGTAATTGTGCGAACCAATAATTCAAAAATTATCCCTGTGTTTTTATATTTGGAATGTTTTATAATCATTATTTAATTTATTTTACGTATTCCCATTTAAACCCCCCAGCTGTTTTTCCCTCTCCTCTGGCTACTTTGTCTATCTTGTTTATATTAGTTTTTAATCGGGCTTCAGTAATACTAGACCATTCTTTTATAAAATTACCATTTAAATCATATTGTATAACAGGTTTACTTAATTTTTTGGATATTTTATTATTTCTTTCAACAGTATAAATTTTATCTTTAGTTTCTTGAGTAATAATATTTTTACACTTCCATGTTTTACCTAAAGTAACTGATGTCATTCCTTTTTTACTTTTACTTATATTTTTTCCTGAATGAGGTTTTGGATGTGACATTTTAATTCTAGTATATGTAGAATGATGTGTTATACCACCTCCTCCTTCATTTTTATTTTCTAGAATAAAACCCCAAGATTTAAATAAAGAAATATAATGTTTTTCCCAGAATTTCCATTCACTTGTAGGAACTTTATCTAATTCTACATAACATGTATCTTTACCGTATTTTTTTAAATGAATATTCTTTCTCCAAGAACCTACAGTTTTCCCCACATAAAAAGGAATATTATTTTTTTCCAAAAAATAAATAGTAGTTAACATTTTGTTATAAATATATAAAAATTTTTATTCCTTTAACTTACTTTCATCTAACAATGAGTCTCCAGCTTCACTTATTTCAGGAGTTACTTTTTTAACTAATCCTTCAATCAAAGATTTGTTTTTCAAGTAAATTTGTTTTGCCTCTAAAGCCAAAGGTGATCCTCCTTTGTAATTTGGATTAATACCACCTTGTTCATTTTCATTATCTTTAGCATTCATACCTTTAGCACCCAATCTGTCTTTACCAAATGGACTATCTTGTGTATTTCTGTTAGTTGATTTTTCTTCAGGACGTCCTAATTTAACATCACCACCATATCCTACAGGTACATTTTCAGGTTGAGACTGCATTCTTCCTTTACCATAAAGTGAAGCTAGATCATGTGGTGTACCATATGATTTACCTGTTATTTTAGGATCGTTTCCTTCTTCAGCGACTTGGTTTTGTCTGAAAATACGTTTTTGATCTTCAATAACTAAATCTCTATATTCATCATATTGATCTTCACTGAAGTGGAAAATATTATCATAAATCCAATCAGAAGGTAATATTTTAAGATCCATAATCTTTTGAGCTAAATCAACTTTTTGTGTTAATAAAGCAATTTTTTCTTGATCATAGATAATTGAAGGTGTAGTTAAATCTAATTCAAAATTAGTTAATTGTTCACCTGTAAATCCTTGTGAATATAAATGTACTAATGCTATTTTATATAATTCTGATAATACAATACGTTGGATTCTGTTAATTGTACGAGCAAATCTAATATCTTCTGCCGCTAATGTTGCTTTACCAGTTAAGTCTTTTTCATAACCCATAAATGCTTTAGGTACTTTTAAAGCAGCAAACAATTTATCTCTTAAATAAGTAACGTCTTGAATACCATCATACTGTAAACCAGGTGTAGTTTCAATTTTAGTAGATTGATCATTACCACGAATTGGAATGTAAAAGTCTTCCAATAGGTTTTGTTGATTGTATTTTAAGTTATAATCACCTGAATTACTATCCATTAATGGGGTACGTTTCATTGTAGAAATTGTTTTCTGCATGAAATTTTCTACCTCGTTTGGAGGAATAGAACCAACGTTAATGTAGAATATACGACGATCTGGTGAACGAGAAATTCTATGAATTAACATAGCATCTTCCATCAACACATATTGTTTAAAGATACGACGAGCTGGTTCTAGATATGAACGACCATAAGGTAAATAGTTAACATCAGTTAACAATCTAAAGTGAGCCATTTCATAATTGTCAAAATAAATACCTGGTTGATTATCAAATGTTCCTAAATTAGGAGTACCATAATAACCAGAACCACCAGCAAAAATACCTTCAGGTGAATATTTAAATCTTACAGCATTTGGATGTTCTTTGTCGTAATTTTCTTGACGTTCAATATGATAAGCTGTATAAGGAATTACATTGTAAACACCATATTTTTCAGCAATTTCTAATTTTAAGAAAAAGTCACCATATTTACACATTTGACGAATCCAAGACCATAAATTGAATTCAATGTTTAATACATCATAAAACAAGTTGTAAAGGATTTGTTGAATATCTTCATCACTTGATTTAATATGAAGCACTTCTCCCATATCACTTTTTAAAGTACTTTCATCAGAAATAATATCTAAAGCAGAGGCAACAATAGCATCATAATCCATGTTATCATAGTCTGAATAAACCATAGTTCTAAGATACTGCCAGTTAATATTAATTTGAGAACCTAATAAAGAAGTTGTTGATGGAGAATATAAACGATTATATCTATCAACTAATGAATTTGTTGCTATATCTCCTGATTGTTGAATGGAATCAACATCCATTACTTTTAATTGGTTTCCACCTTGATTTCTTATAATTACGTCTGTTGAAAACAAACGTTGTAATCGGGTGAATAAGTTAGTATTTGCCATTTTTTATATGTTATTATTATAAATATTACAACAACCATTTAATGTCCTCAAATCCACCCTCTGTTTGAATAGAATATGGATTTTTGATGTGATTGTTATTATATCCACCAGTATAAGTAGCTTTACTCATATTTCCAAGTGTAGCGCGAGTCATATCGTGAGACATTTGCTGGAATTTTAATGAAGTGTCTCTTAGAAACATTCCAATACTAAAACTCATTACTAAATCATCATTGTAACCTGATTGAGCTTCAGGTCTACCATTTTTCCAAACAAATACTTTCATTTCTTCTAACAATCGTTTTGAACGAATTGTTACAGAACGATCACCAACATACTCTCTAAATTTATTTATTACTAATGGTCTTGTTCTTAAAGACATTGTAAAACCAGGTGTCATATCTGAACCACCATCAAATACTCTCAAGTATGATTCGGCTGTTAATTGATCTGATTTTGGAGAATGATATAAATTACGATATCCTCTTTCAATAATTGAATCTAATGTTGCCCAACCAATTGAGGCATTTTCTACTACCAACATTGCATTGTTGTATTCAGAGCCTAATCCAACTAAGAAATATCCAAATTCTTTAGGAGGTAATTGTCCTCTATATTCAGCAACTTGTGTATTAGTTTTAATATCAATTACATGAGCTGTTGAAAAATCTTTACCATCACCTCTAGCCACGTCAGCCAATATCATATATTCACGAGAATAATCAGCTGGTTCCCATACCCATAAATTTTGGTCAGCACCTCTTCGTTCTATAGGATCTTGAATTGTTGTTGTTTTAATAAAATCAATCCATTCAGGATAAAACACTACATCACCTGAGGTATTAAAGTCACAATCACATTCTTGGGCTGCTAATCTAGGATCTCCTAACAATTCATCTTGTCTTTTTCTCCATGCCTCATCTCGTTCAGGATGAACATACCAAGGTAATTTAATTGGTAAGAAATCATTTTCAGCATTTTCAGCTGAAACCCAAGTTTTATGGAACCAGTTACCTGTACCATATGGAGTTGATAATACAATTGCTCCACCACCAGTTGCTAATGTTTGTTGAGCAGAAGCCCAAATTTCACCAATTTGTTCAATAAACGCTGCCTCATCCACTATCAACAAAGATACAGCTTCTGAACGACCTGCATCACTGTTTGCTGAAGTGGCTTTAATTTGTGAACCATTACTTAATCGTAATGATAGTTTGTTATTTTCTTCTGCTGTTATTTTTAACCATGAAGGTAAATTGTCAAACATAAACTTAACCTTCGTAACCATGTTACGAGCGGTTTCTTGTTTAGTTGCAATACAAAGTACATTTTTGTCTTTATGGAATAACATTAGCCATAAAGAATAACCTGCTGCTAATGTTGAAATACCTAACTGACGAGATTTTAGTACAACTGAGTATGGGTTATCTCTCCATAATCTTAATACTTTTTCTTGGAAAGGATATAAATTGAATATTACTCTACCTCTTTGTGGGTGTTGAATATTACAATATTTTTTCATAAAGTGAGCCGGATCCTTTGAACAACGAACGTATTCTTCCCTTATTATTTGTTTTAAATCTTGACTCATATTATTTGGAAATATACCAGTAAATTCCTGCTTTAATTACAGGTTCAAAACGAGAATTAACTCCAACTCCTAATCTATAAATGTTTTTACCATTTCTTTCATACAAACCATCTAAAGATATAGAACTTGTTTTACCAATTCCTACTGATGGTCCGACAAAGAATGCATTTTTTCTTATAATTTCTTTTGTTATTGTGGTTTCTATAATTTTATGTCTTATGGTTGCTATTAAATTACTTTTAATAGAGTCTAAAGGACATTCTGAATAGATTTTTGTGTAGAAAGTAGCTGTAAATGAATCTGTTTTGTATTCAAAAGTATCATTGGTTAAGTACTTTTTAGTTTCAACAATAACAGTTTTACCTGTTGAATCAATAATTGTATCATGAACATAATAAGGTATAGGAACAGGTTTGATTTTAGTTTTACCTATTACTTCAAGTGTATCGTGAACATAAGAGGTGTCAGAGACAGTAACAGTGTTAGTAATTACATCATCTTTAGAACATTTAGTAAGATATACAATTATTACTGTTAAAATAATGATTATGATGTATGGGAAACCTTTTTTCATATATCTATAAATATTAATCGAAATAAAAAAAGCTCGATTTTTGGTCGAGCTTTAATGTTTGTTTATTTGTTTTAACGTTTTCTGAATTTGTTTTCTCCAATTAATCCGTCAGTATCAATTTGAACGTCTCTTTCTTTAAACGCTTTAACTAATTCTGGTTTTTTAATGAATTGTTTTAAAGCAGCCATTTTCTTATCTTTTTCAGCTCCTTTTTCCATGTCTTTGATTTTTTTAACTAGATTTTTTAATTTGGTTTTGAAATCTTCAAACTCTGAATTTGGGACTTTGAACTTAGAAGGTGTATTTACTTTTTCTTTTTTAGCTGCTGCTTTAGCTTGTTTGTCTATGGTTTCATCATCTGGTGATGAATCATCATCATCTTCTTGTAAAGTTACACTACCACCTGTTTTCAAAGTATTAATAGGAGTTACTTTATCTTGAGCAGCAGCAAATTTAGGATCTCTTTGTAAATCATCTACAGCATCTTTTCCTACATAAGTACCTTCTTCTACTGGTTCTTCAGATAAAATTTCATATACGTAATTTTTTATCTCGTTTTTTAATTCAGATTTTTTCATAGTTATATTTTATAAATATTACCCGAAAATTATCTCTTTAATTTTTTCAACACGTTCTTCAGTTGTTCCTGAGATAGTAAAGAAATTTTTCATTCTAAACTTATTTTGTTCTGATATCATATTAATTATGAAATCAATAGTTTCTCTATATTTAGAATCTGTTGTTCTTACAGAATTATCTTCTATTTCAACACCATCAGGAGATACATAAAATATGTAATCATATTCTGAAATAAAATGTTTTGCTAACTCACAAAGTTTTTCTGATTCATAGTAATCAATTGATTGAGCTGCTTTAGTAAAAGCCATAACATCAATTACTGTTCTATCTGTTATTAGATTTTCATGAATTAATTCTGATGTTCTTTCAGCCAAGAATATAGTCTGTCCTTTTAATGTAGAATCAGTATTCAATGGAATACCTAAATCACGTAAATACTTTGAACGTTCAGTTGCTATAAAATAATCTTTAAATTCTGGTAATGTTGATAATTCTTTAACTAAAGTTGTTTTACCAACACTAACTGTTCCTGTAAATCCTATACGCATATTAAATTTTTTATTTCCAATTACTTATATCTCCTGAATGATTATCCCATTCATCATTCCATACATCTTCTTTTTTAATCAACTTAGAAATAGATAATATTCCCTGACTTCCAGCTACTGTAATACCTCTTGCACTTAAAGCATCTCCTACAAAGTGTACATTAGGATAATCAATTAATGCTAAATCACTATGATAAACTAATGGTTCAGGTGAAAGATATTTTACTTCAGGAATATAAATACCCCAATCATCCTCTAATGTTGGAAATACTTTTTTCATATCATCAATAAAATCAACAATATATTCAAAGTATCCTTTAAAATATTCAGAAACTACTTGTAATCCCATCCAATCAATTTGATGAGCTGAAACTTCATTTCCTTCTGAAGTAGTTGATGGTTTACGAGATGGGCTATAATATAAACCAGTACCGTGAGCTTGTACTTTAGAAACTAATTCTCTTGACCATTCGAATGGATCTTTAATACCATTAATTTCCATCAAAATACCAAAATTAGTCATGTCATTTTTGTATTTAGGATCTTTTTTAGCATGACCATTATAAGAATGATCACCATAAGTTTCCTCTACAGCCACATATGCTGCATTATTGTTTGTACAAAATGAACGTAATGAAACACCTTTATCTTCAAACTTACGATACAATTTAAAATCGTATGAAATGTCAATTAGTTTCTGAAAGTGTTTTTGTGGTGCTTCGAACCTACAGCCTATTTGTACTGATTTAGGTTCTGTTTCTAAATGATATTCGTCTTGAATTTGTTGAGCAAAATCAATACCTGATTTTCCTACTGCAAATATTAATTCATCATATTCTAAAGCATGTTCTCCTTCTTTACCATTAACGGTACAATATACTAAACGAGATTCAAAATCAACTTTGAATACTTTTTCTTTCCAAACAAAATTAATTTTTTTAGAAACCAAATAATCGTACCAATTTTTAGCAATTTCAGATAAATAATCTGTTCCTACATGCCATACAGGAAATAAACGTAAACCAAAATGTGGTTTAATAAATTCTGGTTCTTCAACTGGATTTGAACATTGTACTTCCTCTGGTTTAGGATGGAAACGTTTGAAATTATTAATAACTTCATCCATCAATTCCATTGCTTTTTTCTCACCACAATACTTTGATAGTTGACCCCCAATTGCTGTATGGTATGTTAATTTACCATCACTCCATCCTCCAGCACCTAAAAAACCAGTCATTACTTCTTCTGGTTTTCTGTTGTAGGGATCTTTTCCCATATCAACAATGGTAATTAAACTTCCATCATAACCATTGTCAACTAATTTGGTTGCAGCATTTACACCTGCAACACCTGCTCCTACAATTACAATTCTTTTTGTCATACGTTTAACACATTAATATACTATTTTTTATTTAATTTTCCAAATTAAAAGTGGCACCTTTTTTAGGGGTGCCACAGCTACCATATTTTTATCTCTTGCGAGCGACCGGCTATGAATCGGTCTATAAATTATGAATTAAATAATCCTGTAAAGAATTGTTTTAATTCTCCTCCTTTAACTGCACTTAAAGCACTTTCCAAAGTAGCTAAAGATAAGTTTTTAGATTGTAAAGCTTTTACAGCTGTTGCTCCTGATGCTACCAAGAAAGCAGCTACAATGGCATGAAAAATACCACTTGCAACTTTATCAGCTTGTTTTGGATCTTTAATAAATTTTTTAACTATACTTTTAATAGGAGCCATATATAAATGATGTAATTCATCAGCAATATTTCCTAATTTATTCATCCATTGTTGGTAAGCATCATCATCATTCGGTTTTTTACCTAACATTTTATTAACAACATTACCTGCTGCTTTGCCAAATTTAGAAACTAAACCCATAATAGCTGGTAATGCAATAGCAATGCTAGCTACAGTAATTAATCCTTCATTGGTTGATTTTGATACTTTTTCTAATTCATCGTCTAAACCATTTAATATGGCAGACATTTCATCTTTTACATCATCAACTACTGATTTTTCTTCACTATCAACCTCTTTTAATTTTGCTTTATATTCGGCCTCAGTAATGATGCCTGCTCTTTTTTGAAGTAATAATATCTCTTCTGTTAAAATCATGATTTGTATATTTTTAATTTTAGTGTTCCTGTTCCTTTAATAACACGATGCCATTCGTGTTTTTTTATAAATATGGGATGATTCATAGAAGTTGGCAATTGATTATCCAATTGTACTTTCCAATCTGTTTCTCCAATTATTTCAACTGTTCTGTTTTCGTCATCACGATGCCATAACAATTCTATTGGGTCTATATTTTCGTTAAATTCACGAATAATATAAGAATCGGTAATTTCTATGTCAGTGTAAGGTCTCATAAACCTAAATCATCTTTAACAAAATAATGAGCTATTTCCCAAGCTTGTTCAGGAGACATATCATATTGAGTTTCTAAAACTTTCATTATAGCTCTTTCTACATATTCATGTAATATTACTCTTTTAATTTCTTCTGAAGGGGTTTTATCTGAAATGAAGATTTCATCTTCAGGAATATGGGAACTTTTTTTACCATAATGATGACTTCCTAAATAATCATTCCATACAGGATATTCCTGACTTAAAATAAAAGAATCAATTAAATAAACTTTAATTCCATCTATAATAGTCAATAATTTTATTTTGTAGGGTTTCATTTACCTTTAGGTATAAACCAATTTGAACACCATTTTGAAGGATCTTTAATTGGATTACCATCATTGTCTACTAATTCAGCTGGATTTTTTAAATCAGGGAATTGTTCTGAAATGTATTCTTGGTATAATTTGTTTGAACACATATGTTTTTCTCCCTTCATGTAATGGTATTTGCAAACATGGCATCCAAATCCTACTGGAGAAAACATGTATGGAGGGTAATCACTTTGTGGTGATTCGTTTAGTACTTCTAATAGTTTAATCATTTTTTATTTCTTATAATAAGTTCACCTAAAACTTCTAGTTTACCAAGTTGTTTTTGGAACTCGGTTGGGGTCATGTTTAATGAAATACTATTTTTAATAGAATTAAATTCCGAAGTTGCTTTTTTTACATCAAATTTACCTTTAGCTGCTTTATCATAATAAGGAGCTTTAACTTTAAAATGATTATAAGTTAAAAATGCTAAACCACCTTTTCCTTCAGCGTTTGAAGCTATTTTAGCAGCACCTTCACCACGTTTTTTAGCAAATTCTTCAAAAGTTTCTTTAACTTTTTTTACCTCGTTTAATATGTTTGAAAATTTAATCATTTTGTTTTTCCCCACTTTTTACCTTTACCTTTTGCTTTACATTGAGCAGGAGTTGGTCTACAAGCAGGGTATTTAGAGCGTTTTTCACCTTTTTTTCTACCACATGCTTTATATCCTCCTTTTCCATCAGGTGCATTACAATCTACCCACCCACCTTCTTTACCTTTAGGACCTGAACGTTTAAACCATTTATGAAGTGATTCGTCTTCATTTAATTCTTCTTCTTTAATGTCTTTCCAAATATCACCTTTTCTACACCTTACAATAGCTCCTGATTTGTAAGCAGATGGTTTATCGTATTTACGATCAGCAATACGTTTGCAACGATCTGCTTTCTTTTTTTCTTCTTCAAGAATTTCTTGTAATATGTTTGTAAGTTTTATCATTACAATTTATTATACATATTGTGCTTTATATTGTTTATTATATATAGTTTTAGCTTTACCTACTAATTGACATCTTACTGTTTCTGGGTTAATGTTTAAATCTATTGCTAGTTCATTATAATTAGAGTAGGTTTTAAGATATTCTCCTGCTATTGTATAAAGAGCTACTGGAGTTCCTTTACCTTTGTTTGGGCTAGTTCTACCTTTATGAGCTTTAGATACATTAGGTTTAGGGCCATCAGATTTACCTTTTTTAGAAGTTGTTGATCCTATTTTTGCTTTTGAGATTTTCTCACAAGTTTCTTTAGAAAATTTACGACCAGTTAATTTTTCACTAACTGTTTTTTTAGTTTCTTCTTTATGAAGATTATTCCCCCTAGCATCATTAGTCATATTATAATATAAAGGATTATTAGCAGCATCTTTTTTCTCTAAAAAGTAAGTTTCCATATCACGAGCATTTCCATCACCTTCCCATAGTATATCTCTTTGAAAATTTTCTTTTCCGTATTTTTTTAAAGCATCTTTTATTGCTTTACCACTACCATAATAATTAGGATCTATTTGAGATTTTCTAGAAGAACCAACATATTTTCTTCCATTTATTTTATTAGTTATAAGATAAACATAAGCCATATTCCATTATAAATATTGGAAAGGCAGTTTTCCTACCAATATCCTGTAAAATTGGATTTTAATCCTAGAAGCTTGGCGTAAGAGGGAAGTCTACAACTCCAGTATGAAGCTTTTGTTCTATCTTTTTTATTAGCACAATCATGACGTTTTGCAAATGCTCGACGTGCTTCTGGATTGTTTATTTTTGCTGATAATCCTGAGGTGTCACCGAAACTAACTTTTTTAATTTTTTTAGTTTTTGGGTTACGAACATAAACATAAAACTTTTTAGAACCACCACGTTTTGGTTTTCCAATTGGTGGATCTTTCTTTTTAGTTTTAGATGCTTCCTCTAATTCATCTTCCATTATAAAATCTAATGGGACTTTCTTACCTTCACATATACCAAATTCACCTAAATTAGTTTCAGTTAATATATCTAAATCATCACCAGAAAAATTTAATATACCACGAGTATATAATGTTCTAGCTTCTGCCCACAAATTGAAATAATTAGTTGAACCAGCACGGTAAACATGTTCGGTAAGCGGTTTTTTATTGTCTATATGGTATTTTAATCCCTCAGATAATATCTCACGCGGAGCTAAATTTTCGTTTAATATAGGCGCTTTAGTTGGTTTGGGTGCTTTACAGCAATCCTTACCTTCTAATACTTCTCTAATTAATTTTTTTAAATTCATGGTTATAAATATTATTTAGTTTTACTAACTCTTAAAGACAAAGGTAATAATTTTCCTGAAGTATTCCTGATTGAAACTTGATACTGTGAAGGACCAAATATAGGACTATTAGTGTCTATTTTTATAGTTAATTGTTTTGTATTAGGACCTGGATATTTTATTTCTGTTTTTGTTATGTTACCAATAGCGTTTGTAGCATCTTCTGCTGTGAGTAAAGGTATAACTTTTACTTCACCTGGTTTTGTTTCTCTAACATAATAATATCCAAAACCTAAAGATGAAGACAATAATTTTTTAAATTTTTCAGTATCAATCTCTGCTTTAGACCAACTATTTTCTGTACCTTCTTTAGTTACATATTCATTTAAACCATCAGCTAATTTTTGAGAATCAATATTAAAAATATCAAATAATAAAGCTATTGATGGATTTGAATTTTTCTTACTTTCATCATAAATAACTTTACCATCCTTTTCATAAATAAAAGGAACATTAGGACCACTATAAACACCACTACCAGCTACATTTTTTAAAGAAACATAATATTTTTCACCACCATAATTTATTGTTATATCTGATATGGTTTCACCTATATCTTGAGGACCATTTAAATCTAAACTTCTTTTAGTATCTTTAGCTCCCTCAAATTTAATATCATTAGAGGTAAGTTTAGTGTTATCTATACCTAAAGCTTTATATAAAGTTTGTAAATCATTAGGTAATTCATTATTTGGTTTACCAGCATTTGCCTTAGCTTTAGTTTCAAACTCTCTTTCATATTGTTCTCCAGCATTTCCTCCTCCACTTACAATAATTCTAACCAAACCAAATTGGTCAGTATCCATTTCATACATTGTAAATTTACCTGAAGGGTTAGGTCCTTGTTTTGGTCTGTAAGTAGTAATATTTTCTGCTCCTAATAAATCTTTGAAAAGTTGAGTCATTTTTTCAGGCTCTACTTTATTAGGATTACCTAATCGATTTTTATCACTTTGTGCTTTAAAACCTAATTCAGAATCAGCTTTACTTAAAACATACTCAACTGCTTTTTTAGTATTAACATTGATTTCTCTATCTGTCACTTCTAATAATAATGTTTCTTTTAATAAACTAAAACTGAATTCAGGAATGAATTTTTTTAATATTGATTCCAACAACAAAACATCCTGTTCATCATTCATGTCAGGATATCCTTTTGGGCT